AGATATTCGATGTTTTTCTCAAGCCACTGGCGGAATAGCGTTTCGTTGTTCATATCAAGGCACGTTGTCGAATATAGCATTTTCCACAATTCTGTCAACCACAATCTTTTGCGTTGACAACTGCCACTTAATAGAAGAATATGCCTTTTAACCCGTTCATCGGAAAAGACCTTGTGTGGTTGGAAATTCAAATAGACGCGGCTCAATCTGACCTCGCGGCTGGTAAGAACATCCAGTCAACCAGCTCTGGAGATGTTCACAAAGCCGAGCGCATTGAAAAATCCATCGAATCCCGGCTGCGATTACTTTTGGCTGCGGCCAGCCTTCAAGACCCGGAGAAATATCCGCCGGATTCCTGTTATCCAATTCAGGAGGCTCGCGTGGTATTCGCTCCATTCCAAAACATTTCAGACCCATACTCGGCATGAGTAAAAAACTTCCAACATCAAAAGAAATCGTTGGCAGGAATTTGAACGCAGGCCAGCTTCCGTTCCGTCAGGTTGATACCGGCAATACATACGGATTCAATAACACGCTGATTCAAGCGGCAGTCCAGACAGACGAGCGCAAGACGGTTACGTTGGTGGATTATGACATTCACCGGACAGTTAGCGTTATTGGCAGGCGCACGTTGTTGAGCCTGGCGCGGACGATGTTCTGGCGCATACCGGCTTTACAGGCTTCGATTTTGGAGCAGGCAAATCTTGCAGCCAATCCGTTCACTCCGCGTTATGCTGGTAGAAATAAAGTTTGGGGTGAGCAGGCGCATCTATGGCTTCACGATTGGCACAAGGTTTTTGATTTGGCCGGCTGGCCGTATGATTACGAAACCTATGTAGAGCTTCTAATCGTGGCGGCGATAGTTGACGGTGATGTATTTACTTTGCTCACACAGGACGCGAGCGGCAATCCGCGAATCCAAATCATTCCCTCTCACAGAGTTGGTAGTCGCTACCAGACAGGCGGCTCGGCAAAGGTCAAATACGACGGCAATCAGCTTTTCATTGATAACATTTTGGTTGATGGAAATTTGCCGTGGAGCTATTCGACTCCGATAGAATGGCTCGCACCGATTATTGACGGCGTGATTGTGGACGGCCAGACCAAGCCGATTGCCTATCGAGTTTATGACGATCCGGTTGTGTCGGCAAAATACATGGACATTGGAGCGCGGAATATCTTTCCAACATTTATGCCAGTGTTCCCCGGCCAACTTCGCGGCATATCGCTTCTGGCGACCAGTGTATTTGACTGGCAGGATTTGAAGGAGTTCAAGGATTTTGAAAAACTTGCTCAAAAGGCTTTCTCGACGCGGACAATCGTTGAGGAAAATGAGACGGGTGATTTAGACCCGGCAAAGTCGTTGGTGACTTCTCCATTTAGAAATCAAGATAACACGATAAAAACTCCAGCCACTACGCAGGTCAATGGCGGGGCTTACACAATTTTTAAGTCACAGACCGGCTCAAAACTAACTGCGTTTGACTGGAATCGGCCAGCGGAAAACTCTCAGACTTTCATGGACACAGTTGTTCGTGATGCTTTTCGTGGGACTGAATGGGACTCGTTTTTCTCGCTCGACCCGAAACACGTTGGCGGTGCGCCGATGCGCGTCATCGTGGACAAGATTTGCCGTGTATTGAAGAAACGCCGCCGGATGCTCGGCAAAACCACATTGCGCGTGGACACTTACGGTCTGGCAAAGGGCGCATTGCGTGATGGGTCATTGCCAATGGACAATGATTGGTATCGGTGGACTTATCAGGGGCCACCCGACCCCACGGCAGACAGGCGTTATGATGCGCAGACTGACCAAATGGAATACGAACTTGGCTGGTCAACATTGGCCGACATTGAAACCAGACGGAACGGTGATTGGATGTTGAAACGCGAACAGCGCGAGGTTGAGGTCAGGGATTTGTTCACACGCGCAAAGAAGATTGCCGATGAGTTTGGAGTTTCGATACAGGAAGCCTGCTCGCAACTTTCAATGATTGGTCAGGCGACATTCACGCGACGCGAACAGGAAATGGAAGGAACGCAACCGCAAGAAAATGAAAAGCCATTAGACCAAAACAAGCCATGAAATCTTTTCCGAACATATTGAGCAAACTGCTTTACGAGCCGTTGCTGATAACGCAAGCCAAGTATTTTGCCATTTGTCGCGTATTGGAATCGCACATGGCTGGCGGCATGATGCCACAGATTGAACAAGACGAGCCTGACGAGGATGAGGAATATCAGGAAACCAGTAACACGGCTATTATTCCGGTTCACGGAGTTTTGGGAAAACATCTTGAGCAAATGGATATGATGAGCGGCGGGTGCGACCTTGACACCGTAAAAGACGATCTCGACATCGCTTTGGCAGACGAAAACATTGAACGAATTATTTTTGATTTCAGAAGTCCCGGCGGAGCGGTCACAGGCATACCGGAATTGGCTGCAAAAATCGCTTCCATTCAAAATAAGGAAACGGTTGCGTTCACGGATTCAGAATGTTGCTCCGGCGCACTCTGGCTCGCTACAGCCTGTGATTACTTTTATTCCACAGAATCCGCCAGTGTCGGTTCAATCGGGGTTTGGTGCGCTTACATGGACATTTCACGCCAGATGGCGATGGAAGGCGAGAACATGCAGGCCATCAGCGCGGGTAAATACAAACTCATGGGTGCGTATTGGAAACCGTTGACGGACGAGGAAAAAGCATTGCTGCAAAAGGATGTGGACTCAATCCATGCCGACTTCAAGAGCGCGGTTAATTTGAACCGTGAAATTCCAGATGAATTCATGCAAGGCCAGATTTTTGACGGCAAGGAAGCGGCGGAAATTGGGCTTACGGATGGGACTGTTTCTGATATTGAGGAAGTGATTGAGATGGGTTTGAAAAACTGACCAGCCAGAAATCAATCCGGCTGGTCATTGGTTATTCCCATGCCTGCCTCGCCGCGCCTTGCCCCGCCGCGCCCTGCCCGGCCTTGCCCCGCCATGCCTGCCATGCCGCGCCCTGCCCCGCCCAGCCGCGCCGCGCCCTGCCGCGCCTTGCCCGGCCCTGCCGGGCCTTGCCTCGCCACGCCTGCCATGCCGCGCCCTGCCCGGCCTTGCCCCGCCCCGCCGCGCCACGCCGCGCCTTGCCCGGCCCTGCCTGCCAAGTCTATTTCTTCCGCACTTTTTTGATTGCAGCAAATACAGCCGCCAATTCTTTCAGCCGACTGTATTTCTCTCGGAAGATTTCCAATTCTGCCAACGCATCGGCAAGCATTTGCTGACGCATTTGTTTATCCGTGAGAACGTCAACCATGATGCGATAGCCGCCGGATTCTTTTTCCCTGTCGGTGGACAAGCTCACGAATACATCAGTAGGTTTTTCCATGCTTGGAATAATAATTTCAACCGATACCCGAATAAGTTGCCGTGCCTGCCATATCCGATATTGCTGGCCTGCAACCGTGTTATCCCACTCAAACCGGCTATGAAGCGGTGACGACGCTGGGCGCGCCGACTCCACCACCGTTTCCGGTTGAAGCAATCCGCCATTTTTATTGGCGATGCGTTTTAATTCCGTGATGACTTTATTTGTTTTCATGCGACGTGGAACATTCCGTGCGAACCGTTTTTCTCTGGACGCCACTCACCAACACCGATGGCAAAACCAGCGGTGTTGAACAATAGAACGATTTGCTCAATGCTCAAAACATTCTTGTTGAACCGGATTGAGAATGTGGTTTTCCATTCCTTGAACTCGCCGCGATAGCGCAAGTCTGCGCTGCCCATTCCGACTCGCACCATATCCTCGCGCATTGTCGGCTTGCCTTCAATTTTCAGAAGTTCCCCGTTAATGTGAAACGCTCCACGTGCCTCGACTTTTGTGATTTCCGAAACGTGCGAGCAGGCATCCACGGCGGCAGACTTGAAGGCCACAGTCGGATGGCCGTAACCGCCGCCCGGAAACGGATAGAGAGAATCTTTGAAATCCTGCTCCGGGTCTTTTGCCGCCTTCGCTTGTTGCGCTTCCTTTTTCTGCTTCCGTAACATGCCCTGTTTTACCTTTTGCGACCACGCATGGCAGATTAACGATGAATCACCAACGAGCGTAATCGTCGCTCGCTCAATTTCCATCGCCGGAATCTGAACTTGTTTGTTTGGTTTTTGTGTTTTCATGTTTCAGTTTCTTCAATTTCAACGCCACTCCCAACGGTGTCGGTCAAGACAGTCAATTGAGGAATTGACCCGTTGGGAGCAGCATTGAGATTACTGGCTGTCTTGACCATGCGGCGAATATAGCATTTCCCCAAAATTCTGTCAACACCTCATTTAGTTGACAATTTCTACAGGGTAGAACTATGGCTCTAAAAATTTTCCGTATTGGTGCGGCTAACGCCAGAATCGCAGAACTGGAAGCCGAAAATCTCGAACTAAAAACCACCATTGAAGCCAATTCTGGCCCAAAGGTGAAGGGCGCGAAGGCTTGTCCAGAATGTAAGGGCGAAGGAATGGTGGAATGTGAAGCCTGCGAAGGCTCTGGTGAGGTAAATGAGGAAGCAAAATCAAATGCTATCGCAAAACAGAGCGAACACGCCAAGCTTTCCACCGATTTAATGACGGCGAAACAGACCATTGGCACATTGGAAACCAAAATCAAAACTCTCGAATCTATGAATACTGAATTGACAGGAAAAGTTGCGGCTGCGGAATCAAAAGTTGACGCGACAGTGGCTGCAAAATTGGCACAGGCTACGGCTGCAATCGGCGCACCGGCGCAACCCGTTGTTCCAACAACCGCCACGGCGACGTCGCAGTTGTCCGGCATGGCGCGTGTCCGCGCTGCCGCAAAAGCTGATTTGGAAAAGGCTGGTTACGTTCCAAAACGATAATTTCAAAACACAACAATCAAATACTGAAAATTTATGCCTGATACATTCTTAACGCTGTTGGACATTACGAAAATGAACGGGACTGATCAAGCGGTCGGTATCGTCGAAGAAGTCCGTTTGTTCGCGCCGGAAGTCAATGTGATTTCTGGTCGCCCCATCAAAGGCACGACCTACAAGGCGTTGGTTCGCTCTGCGTTACCAGGCGGCCCCGCGTTCCGCGAGGTTAATACCGGCACGGCTGTGGTTGCTTCGCGTTGGGATCAGCGCATCAACCAGACATTCTTCCTTGACGCGCAGATGCGCGTTGATGAAGCCGTGCTGGACGCTTCCGAATTTGGCGCGGACTGGGTTTTGGGCAATGAAGCACTTGGTGTTGCCAAACAAAAACTAATCACGCTCGGCAATCAATTTTATTATGGCAATCCTTCACTGACGGATGCTGGTTTTGCCGGATTGGTTTATCTGTATGATTATACCAATATGGAAGTGACCGCCAATGCGGTTGGTGGTTTGGCCTCGACAACTTCAAGCGCATGGTTGGTAGTGAATCAGCCGGATTGTTGCGAGTTTATTTACGGCAACAATCAGGGTTTGATGCTCAAGCAATGGGTTCCGCAGTATATCACCGGAACAAACAGCCAATATCGGGCGTTTCTGAACAACCTTTCGGGTTACGTCGGGTTGAGTTTCAACTACACAAAATCAGTTTGCCGAATCAAAAACCTAGCTCCTCCGGGCACGGCCAGCAATTATTCACTGACTGACGGTTTGGTGGCGCAGGCTTTGGCTCAATTCCCTGTGGGGACTGTGCCGACGCATCTGTTCTGCAACCGCGCACAGCGTTATGCGCTGCAAACTTCGCGCACACCTGTTTATGCTGCCGGTTCTGGCGGAACAACCAATGCAATCACAGCGGCAACGGCTCTGCAATTTCCGTCTTTGCCGGTGGAATCCAACGGGATTCCTCTCTATGTAACGGATAGCATTACGTCAGTCGAAGCTGCGACTGCGGCTGGGACACCTCATTGATTGTTAACAAACCAAACCAAACATAAAAATTTATGGCTACTCAAGTTCAAACCAAAAGACTGGTTCGGGATTATACGTTAAGCACGACACACGCCGCGCCGAATAACACGAATAACACGACCAGCTATCTTGACATCGGTTCTGGCCCGTTCAACCCGGAAGAAATCACCGTGGAAATTGTAGTTCCGGCGATTACGGGTCACACGACCACGAACAACCTGCAAATCCAACTTTACACCTCTGCGACGACTAGCGGCGCGGCTATCACTAATCCGCTCATTGAGTGCGATGTGGTTGGTGTTGGCGGCACGGGCAGCGTGGCGACTACGTTTTATTACAAATTGCCTCCGGGGACTCAACGATATGTTGCTTGGCACATGATAGCGACGAGTGATGATTGCTCGGCTGCAACTGTGACATTCAGTTTGTTGCTGTAATTTTGGTGGTTCATGTTTCACGGGCTGGCTGGAAAAACCGGCCAGTCCGTTTTGCTTAAAAAGATTATGAAGAAACTTATTTGCGGAATTTTTCTAGTAGCAACATCGGTGATGGCGAGCCAATTCCCGCCAGCCTTTGCGCTTAATACCATCAACGCCACGCTGCTTTCTGCGACAACTAATCAGACCGGCTCGGCATTGTATGTTGAGAGTGTGAAGAATCACACATTTGTTATCATCAATTCCACTATCCGGACTAACACGGTAAATATACTTTCGAGTTTGGACTCAACAAACTGGGTTACGGTTACAAACATTACAAGCACGGCTGTTGCGACAAATTCGTTTGTGATTACCGGCCAACGCTGGGGCTATTTTGAGGCAAGCGTGAGTAGTTTGACTGGGACAAATTGTTCCGTTACCGTTCAATACTTGGGAGGCAACTAATGAAAAATCTTTTACTGATTCTGGCTGTTTTTGTTCCGTTTATTTCTTTTGCTGGCGACCATAACGCTACCAGCGACACATATCGGAATGGAGCATATATCAGCATTGATCCAAGCGTTAGGATTTACAATGAGGACAAGACTTGGACGAATAATCCGAGCCTGACATTCGGATATTTAAGCACGGTGACAAGTGATATTCAGGCGCAACTTAATTCCAAGACCAACAGCGTTATCAGTGGAGCGGCATTGAATTTGACCAATACAGCCGATGTTTTTTTTGGAAACGGAACTGGACTAACAAACGTAATGGCTGTTGGCGTCACCGGATATTCATTAAAGACCAATAATCTTGTCGCTGTTGCTTTGGTTGAACAAACCAATGCGCTGGGTTACGTCACTAATACTTATTTAACCTACACAACCAACGCATTTTATTATCTCGGCCAGTGAATGAACCGACTATCACACGAAGTAGTGCGGGGACTGAAAGACCTCGAAGGGAATCGCGGGTTGGGCAACATGGCGGTCACTTGGAACGGGAACTCTTACGTTACAATCCCACATTCATCCGAGAGTTTGCGGCTCATG